CAGCTACAGATTTAGGTGGACCACTGTCACCACGGCTGGTTTGACCGGCCTTGCCGTGCAGGATAGCCATCATCATGCGATATTGCTTTTTAGAAGCGAAGGCGGGCATTATCTGATTACCTCTCAGATCATTATATACAATACCGTCGGTTAACTTCCGATACCTGCTACTAGTTTTTCTGGCTTGTTGACCAAAAAGTCTCTCTTTATAACTAGTTGCTGCGGTAGTCGTACCGCTACTTTTGTACCGTCAGGCATCATCTGCTGAGTTACGCGAAGTTCGCGCATCGGTTGGAGCACGATGTAGACTGGGTTTGCCCAGTAAGAAACTGAGTAAGTTTGTCCCATCTCGTTTATCGAGTCGTAGTTCGGCGTGTGCCCTGGGGTCCAATTTATAACGCCGTTATCGACCGTGAAGTCTACGCCCTGCTGAAACTCCGTGATCTCGCTGTCGGTGACGGTGATCAGGTAACCTACTTTCTCAATAGGGTACCTGAGCTGCTGGGTACCGTCGGGACGCGGTTCGTATTCTTTAAGTTCCCATAGCCGCACCGTGTAGTCCAGCACCTCTAACTTATCGTAGAGCGTGAAGTCCGCCTGCTCGCCGTCGGCGTACTCGGAAGGCATCGTGACCACCGCGGAGCCGATCTCCCACGCGCCTTGGTACTCGAACTGCTTCTCGACCGAGTTAGATGCCAGGATACCAACTATCTCCTTGGGCTCATAGTAGATGATCCCCGATCCATCGCACTGCTCGCACAACGGGTCGTGCGAGTTGTCGTCTAGAAGCTTTATGTTAGGGCACGGTAATGACTTATGGTGCCGAAACCTTATGCCCCGTCTAGTTAATAGCTGATCGAAGTTCTGCTTGTAGCTAGATGGATCTGGTAGGTTGGGTGGAAAGAAAGACGGCGTTGACGTCTCGCTTGGTTGAAACGTCGCGCTGGGTTTTGTCATGGTTTCCGTCATGCTCTGCTCCTAAAGCCAGTTATAATTATACTGGAAGGTCGCATTGATGAAGGACGTTCATATACTTCAAAAGATCGCCGAGACCGGTAACTGTGAGCTGGTGGTCCGGGACGCGTGTCTGCATTGCCCGCTCGCAAAGCTGAAGAAACGCCCAGACGGCTCTGGATGGCTTAGTTGCTTTGAATCCATAGTAGGGGCATCCTTAGATAACGTGACGGAAAAGTATAAAGAAGCTGCCCGCGCGAAACTTGCCGAGATCGCGATAGAAGACGCGATAGCAGAGATTGAAGACCATGAGAAGACTGAGCAGCAATAATTCCGTTTCATACAACTCAAAAGCTATAATGATGCTATATACTTGCCTAGCTTTGCGCTTGAGCACGAAGGACGGCGTTACCTCAGCTATAAGAGAGATGACCGATGCAAAGAAGAATCAACGATACCGGGTTAGTCTTAATAAGATCCTTCGAGGGTTGTAAGCTGACCGCGTACCCTGACCCTGCCTCGCCGCTGGCGCGCGAGATGTCCAAGGACCCCAACGCGCGGGCGCTGAACTGGCAAAACCTACCTGGAAACCCATGGACGATCGGCTGGGGATCGACCGGCATCGACCCGTTCCACCTAGACGCCAACGGATCGCCAAGGCCGATTGGCCCAGGCACGACGTGGACGCAGGCTCAAGCGGATCAGCGCCAGGTCGAGCAGCTGCAGATCTTCTGCGACGCGGTGTCGAAGCTGGTGAAGGTGCCAGTATCAGATAACCAGTTCGCGGCCTTGGTGAGCTTCGCGTACAACTGCGGACCCAACAACCTGAAGACCTCCGTGCTGCTGCAAAAAGTTAACGCTGGTCAGCTCAACGCCGCCGCCGACGAGTTCCTTAAGTGGGATAAGTCGGGTGGTCGATCGGTGCCGGGTTTGGCTCGCCGCCGCGAGGCCGAGCGACGCCTCTTCTTGAGCTGAATCGAGTTTTAGTTTTTAAGCCAAATTTTATTAAATAAAACAAGCACTTATATGTCAAGATTGAGCCTACAGCAACGACGGGACATCAACGCCGCGATCATGTCGCAGTCTCTCCCGTCAACGAACCCAGACCAATACGTCGTCGAGCGTCGCAGCTACTCGCGGAGCAACTCGGACGAGCGACTGTACAAAGCTAAATGGTGGGCAACGCTGATGCGCACCTACGACTGCCGCTGCGGGCTGTGCGGTGAGGACCGCGACGGCATCGAGCTGGACCACTTCTGGATACCTAAGTCCCACGGCGGCTGCTTCACCATGCGGCTGCGGGCCACCGGCAAGCTCGTCAACAACGCTGTACCGCTGTGCACCAGGTGCAACCGCCAGAAGCAAGACGACGTGATCGAGCTCACGCAACCTCAGCTGTTGCACCTCGCCGGTGCCAACCGCAAGATGAGCGCCATCATAAACGACGACGTCGTCGTAGAGCTGGCGCCGCTCAGCGGGTATCAGCCCGGCGATGAGCGGCGTGCCCTAGGCGTGCACGGTTACCTGCGCGAGATGGCGGTCTTGTACAAGTCCAACCCCACGCCGGAGATGCTGGCCATGCTGCGCGAGGATATAGATCGGTACCTGCTGGTGCGGTCGTGAGCGAGGACTTAGGCTTTGGGCGTGGCGCGAACCTGATCATCCACCTCGTTGAGATGATCCATAGGTTCAGGATCGGGGCGGCGGTGGATTGCTACTCCATGATATCGAGCTTTATGATGTCGGCGATGGTATCTACCGACGAAGATAAGGTATAGGGGACCCCGAACCAATAGACCCAAGGCCAGCGGGTAGCTATGGGCCCGGGCCTTCATAGCAGAAGCTGGGGATTTTCCACCATAGCAGAGATTTTGCGCAGCCTCGGAGGCCTCCGAAACTAGGGGTTCCCTGTAAGTGGAGGGTAGCGGGTATGCTTCGGGACCATGCCGAACGGAAGCACCGATCCTACCATCACCCACGGGAAGCACCGATCCTACATAGGTAAGTGAACGATGATGCGGACCAAGACCTCCCCGATCCTAGTGGTAACGAACGACGGAGGTGTACGATGGGATACGCGGTGTACCGATACGAGGAGGTGTGGATCATCGACTGCGTGTGGAACGTGGTCAAGCGCCGAAACGACTACATGATCAACTACGGTGGTCCTGTGTGGGTCGGCGAGGACGAGCTGAGCCGGATCGTGATGGTGATCAGCGCATAACCGAGACTAAGAGTATGAGCTAACCAGTTACGGAGGTTCTTTATGGCTACGGTGGTGTCGGTGATGGTGGTGGTCGGGATGCTGATCGCCAGCTGGATGATGACCTCGGTGAGGGGCTGACCTTGGATTTGGGGATCACGGACGATCCCAACCTAGAGGGATACCGAGACTAAGCTAAAGCATCAAACATAACTAAGGGGGTTACAATGAGCAAGTTATCGCAGCATTCCGCAGTGGTCAACGCCACCAAGACCTGGTTCGGTGAGCGCTTCCGGGACGGGGTCGACGTCAAGGACTACGCCACCAAGGAGGACAAGCGCGCCATCGCGCTGGCCGTGGCCGAGGGCATGCTCTCCGGTGAGGTCGAGCTCTCCGCTGAAGCTAAGGCCAAGTACGGGTCGTCCATCGAGACCCTGGTGTCGAAGTACGTGGTCGGCATGGTGACCAACTGGTTCAACAAGTCGAAGGAGCTCAACGGCGGGGCGAAGTACGAGGCCAAGAACCCCGGATCTAGGGCCGGCTCGAGCGACGACCAGATCAAGCAGATGAAGCTGCTCCGCAAGCAGCTGGAAACGCTCGGCAACGCCGACGGCGTCGCGCAGGTCGACGCGGCCATCGCGGTGCGGTTGGCTGAGATCGGCATCGCCAAGGCCGCCGAGACCAAGGTCACCATCAACGCGGACATCCTCCCCGAGTCGATCCGCGGACTGGCTGTCTGACAGCACCGCGAGCGTGGACCACCGAGCTCGGCGGTCCACCTTCTTCTCCCCGATCCTAGAGACAACCAACGAAGGAGGCAACGCATCATGGCTAGGAACAACGTTAGCGACTCAACCAAGCGCGACGGGACCATCGACCTCACCACGTTCCGAAAGCTTAAGTGGCTGGACGGACCAGACGCCAAGGCTACACCTCGACCGCTCACCGACCGCGAGCGGCTCGCCAAGAAGCAGCGCGAGGAAGGCGGGAACTACCGGTCGCTGATCGACAGGAGCGGGAGGAGAACATGATCGACCTAGCTGTTGACGTACTCAGGTACTCGCTGCTGCTGGTGCTGCTCACCGGCGCCTTCATCCTGGCCTACGTCATGAACCACCGCGACTGAGGCCGAGCGGTTCCGGCTGCCACCGATGGCAGCCGACACTGCTACGCCCACCATAGTGGTGTACCGAAACTATATACATGAGTAGATGATGACGACCACGACCGCGAAGATCCGATCCTAATTAGACCCACAACCGTTACGGAGGTTTGATATGAAACACGTGATTCGTTTTGAGGGTGTTATCGTTGTTGACCCTAAGATCGCAGATGATATCTTGAGCGAGCTCGAGAAAATAGCACTAGCTCATGGTGGAGAGCTAAACGAGCTCGATATTATCGAACCAATCGAAGTAGAAGATTGATCCGATCCTATCATCACACAACGATATCAGGAGGTTATATGAGCCAATAAGCCGATGTTGTTCTTGAACTTGATCTTGAAGAGCAAGAGCAGTTGATCGAAGCAATTTGGATTGCAACGCAGCAGCCAAACATATCACCTAGCAAGATCGAGCAGCTACAGATGCTTCATAATCTGATAGTTCAGAAGAGAGTTGAGCTAGATCCAGATTTTGAGCAAGCGCCATGATTTCGTTGGAGTATTTCATATGCTTTCTCGGTGCCAAAATGAAAACTGTGCTGTACACATACTGGAACTTGATAGTTCTTTTGAGCATATATCGCCGCAGTTTGGCAACGCAGAGTGTTTGTGTAAGATACCTGACTATGACACTAGGCAAATTGCCTTCGAAGTTCTACTAAGATATCACTACGGGTTTTCTGGAGGAGAAACAGAATGAACATGTCTTTTAAAGATGGCTTCAAATTTGAGGTAGGTAGATTTTTGGCACAAGTGGCTACTCTTGTCGTCATAGGTGGCCTTGTGTTTGTGGGACTCCTTATCTTGGGAGCACTACTACCATGAGTGTTGATATCTCATTTCGTGACTTAAAAATGAAAGTCTACTTTGGTTTTTATATCGTAGCCCATCTAGACCGAAACGCGCTTGGTAGTGAGTTCGGAGAAGGTCCACCACAGCTGGATAACTGGACCGAAGCACTCCCCAATGTTTGGATTCCTACCTCTCCATTAAGGGAACAGTTGGGTGGAGTACGTTTACGGGATGACGGAATAGGAGGAGACTATCCCAACCCCTTTACTCATAATTTCGACAATTTAGTAGCCGCAAGGAAAGTGTTGAAAATGCAAGAATGGGAAACCACATTCACCGGCCTGAGTAAAAAAGCTGTTCAGACCAATGTGGGTTGTGTAGTCTGGTATTAACAAAGTCTTTTATGAAAGAAATTAAAATAAAAACAAGCCTAGGAGTATATTGTGAAAAAGTAACTATTGAGTTAAGCGCTCAACAACTAAGAGCTCTTGAAGAGATGATTAGCTTGGGTAGTGAAGATGCCTCATTATCCCATCAAAACGGATCCTACGACGATGATGATTATGATGCCTTTATCAAGGGTATGGAAGATCCTGCGCTAAAATTCCTTGAGGAACTCAAAAAAGCCTATGCTACTGCACAATGAAGAGTAGTTACCCCCTATAGCGGTTCCGGCTGCCACCGATGGCGGCCGACACTGCTACGCCCACCATAGTGGTATACCGAAACTATATACATGAGTAGATGATGATGATGGTTTGAGTATATGACCGAAACTACGCATACACGCGAGCGATGATGATCAAGACCGCTAAGGTCCGAACCTAAACGTAAGTATAATAAGGGGGTTATCTATGTTAACGCAACACAACGCTGTGGTCCAAGTCACCAAATCAGTGCTAGGCGAGCGCTTCGTCCCGGGAAGCGACGTCAAGGAGTACGCGACCAAGTCGGATAAGCAAGCCATCGCGACCAAGATAGCCGAGCTCATGCTGTCAGGTGAAGTCGCCCTCTCCGAAGATGCGAAAGCTAAGTACGGCGAGTCGGTCGAGACTCTAGCAAAGCGCTACGTTGTAGGCATGGTCACCAACTGGTTCAATAAAAGCAAGGAGCTGAACGGGGGCGTCATCTACCAAGCCAAGAACCCCGGTTCTAGGGCAGGCAGCAGCGACGAGCAGGTTCGCGAGATGCGCAAGCTCCGCAAGCAGCTGGAAGACATCGGCAACACCGATGGTGCCGCTGAGGTCGACGCCGCCATCGCCCGGCGCCTTGGTGAGATCTCGCAGCCGGCCAAGGTCGAGATCAACGCTGAGCTCCTGCCGCAAGGTCTAGCAAGCCTCATCCCGCAGTCGTAACTAGTCCGGCCCCATACCTAGCTATGGGGCCACCCCACCCTTGCACTCACGAATTCCCGATGCTAGAGGACGATCATCGGCCAAACGAAACACGGGGAGATCAACCATGAATACCCACCAGCTCAAAGAGATCGAGCGCCGGATAGAAGACGCCATCGATGATATAGTTGAAGATTTCGAGGTCAAGTACATCGAGGACATCGAGCACGACTACAGCATGTCGATGGACGACCTGATCGACGCTGCGATCAGCGACATCGAGCTGACGCTCCTGTTAACAGCTCGCGCACTCGACGAGCACCAGTCAATCGCGAGCGAGCTAAGCGGCGAGGAGATCGTCGAGCACCTGCTGCAAGTAGACGACAGCGACGACGATCCAGCCTTGATGCGGGTGGTGAACTTCGCGATAGATTGCTCAACGCTGAAACCCAGCTACGGGCCGGTGATGCCCGCCGGGACCATAGCCTACTTGCCGGTCGGCGAGACGAACTTCACGGTGAACCCGCAGCGGCACAGCCGCCTGGCAGAGCTGGTCAAGCTATTGCCCGACGACCACGAGCTGAAGCGGACCACCGAGATCGAGCTGCCCGCGTACCCGTGCGACAAAGCTTGCCTGGTACTGGACGCAGACACGTTCATCGGCAACTACCAGGACCATATCGACCAGCTCATCATGGACCGTATGGTCCACAAAGCCTTATCATAAGGATATGGACCTATCCCACCCCCCACCGAAGACAACCGACACCGTTACGCCCAACCTAGTCCCCAATCCGAACCTATCCTCTCCCCCTAGGGACAAAACCAATTCCTAGCTCCTACTGAAGAAATCACTACCTTTTTCACCACCAACTACCCCGAAACTATCCAAAAACTCCCTAGGACAAGAGACGACCACCAAACCACCCCTACCACTCAACGAGGAAACTACTACCTTTTTCACCCATAAACCAAACCACCCAAAAACCCCCTAGGGGAAGAGAGGATCAGGCAGCCTAGATGGACCATAGATGCCCGGAGCATCCCAACGAGGGGAGTTACCAAGCTGATGGGCACGCACCCCCGGCTTCGGTATCTACCCGCAAACCGAAGACAGCCGACACTGCTACGCCCGCCGCAGCGGCGTACCGATCCTATACCGTCCCCATGGAGATAGAACCGATGCTAGCCTACTTAGTAAACCTGCCCGGAAGCGGCCAAGCGCTCCTGACGCCGACCGCCTTCCGGCACTACAGGTCCATGTACACCCTGGAGAACCGGTCAGAGCCGAAGTACCAGGAGGTCTATACCAAGCCCGGAGATAGGGTCATATCCTTATTAGACCTGCTGTCCCCGCCAGGGAGGACCGAGATGGACCGAAGATACCCTGAGACGCTCTACGAGATGATCACGATGCCGATCGGTCCAGCGTACGTCCCGAGGAAGAGGCTTTCAACCTGATGGACACGCTCAACCGGCTGAGGGTGGGGAGTTTGGAGCTGCAGTGACTAGGTATAAAGTGTAGTTTAGGGCTGGTTGGGCGTTGCTCCACCCCTACCTCCTCCACCATAGATACTTCTCCACCGCGCCTCCTATCCAGAGCCGAACCTATCCCAGCTTTCCCCTAGGTGCGGCCACCTGCTCCTGGG